TATTATAATAATTATCTTACAGTTGAAACATTCGCAGAACATCATGCAGTAGCATATGAAGATATGGAAAAGCTAATAGAGATTGGAAAACTATATCACGATACAGATGCAGATTTTAATGTAGAGACTAGAAAAAGTGGGATGACTTTATTTGATATACAAACTGCCATTTATAATGGGTATACTGTTTATTGGAAAAGTAATAACTATCAAGTCGTAAAAGATAAGATAGGGCAATATTTAATTAAGTGCTTATCTAATTCATATTGTGTTGGATTAACTAGAACTGATGGGACTTTAATAGAAGACCCTAAACATTTCTTTTTAGGATTGGAGGACTAATCATGGGTAAATTAAAAAATCATATGATGGAAGTTGACGATTATGTAAATAGCATAATCGAAGATAAGACAATCGAAGAAATATTATTTTCTGTTGACCAAAAGTATGGGAATTACTGGGTCGGTTATGTCGCAGAACAATTAGTCGATTATAAGTTGACGGATAATAATGTTTAATGTTAAATCAAAAATGCATGATGCAAAGTTAGGAATTTGTATTATCGCCCAAGTCGGAGATAACTTTCCTCCCCTCGTTATCTCCGACAACTTTAAAGTCGCCCTCGATAAAAGCAGATGGATATTGTTTTCTAATTTCAGAAAGCCTCGCTACTATTTCATCTCTAGTAAGTTGGTCGAGTTGATGGGTAGTTTCTCGCCTATCAATAGTAAGACCTCCGAGTGCCGACCTTATTTTCTCGGCATTAATCGCAGAACTATATTGACCATTTTCTTCAGCACCCTTACTCAAATTAGAAAGTCTTTTAAGTTGACCAATAAGAGTTACTCCATATTTTCTTTCTCGAGTTTCTCGGAGTTCTTTTAAATGTTCTGTTACAAGTGGAAAATCTCGCCCATTCAAAAGCAAACTCGCAGTCTTGTTTGCTTGACTAACAGAATAACCTGCTTTTCTAGCACACTCGGCATTACTATAAATACCCTCACAAATAAGTTTGCAAAATTCTTTTTGTCTATTAGTAAGAAACTTTTCTTTTGGCATAATAAAAATACTATAGGGTTTCTACCATATTTTTTCAATATAAAATCGCAAAAATATGTCTTGACCTCACTCGTAACCCATTTGAAGTGTAGAAAGTGTAACCAAAGTGTAACCACTAACCCTATAGCTGATAAGGGTTTGAATAGCCTTTCTACACTTTCTACACTTTCTACACCTATATTTGAAAAAAAAATAATTTTAAAAAAATATGACAGAAACACTATATATAAATGTTTTAGTTGACAATGTATGGGATTCTATGCTAGGATTCCTATACGGAAAGTAATAATTAACAAGGGAGATATTATGATACAAGAACTAAACCAACAACTAAAGTCCATGTACCTTGAACCACGAACCAAGTTACGAGTAGACGTTGACTATGTAGTAGGAAGATTAGAACACATAGTTGAGGTAGCCACACAACATGAGATAGATGCAGATTCTCAAATTGATGGATATGACTATCTTGTTAAAGACATAGAAGATTTTTTAAATGAACTTAAAGAAAATATGGAGAATCATAATGGAAATTAAAACTTTAGAAGTTAAGAACTTATCACACTATGCAAGAGGTTCAGAAGAAACACCTTGCTACAATGCAACAGTATATATCAATGGCAAGAAAGCTATTGAGGTTAGCAATGATGGTCGAGGTGGTTGTGATATGCAACATCAATATCCTGACATTGAAGAAAGAGGAATTGTTGAACAAGCAGATAATTGGTGTAAAAAAACTTTTGGTCAAGAATCTTTTACTTATCAATCAGATGGTAAAGAAGAAGTTTGTACTTATGATGTTACATTAGAGCAACATTGTCATAATGAGTTGTACAAATGGCTTGATACCAAAACATTGAAGAAAGATTTGAAAAAGCAATGGTTGTTTGTAGAAAAAGGACAACTCATGGGATACAAGAGAGATTCAAGAGATACTGAAGATAATTTCAAAAAATTCTTTAATACAAAACACCCAAACGACAAGTGTTTAAACTTTTTACCATTTGATGATGCTCTTAAATTATACAAGGAGTGTGCATAATGACTAAAACAGATCATATACATAAACTTTTGTTAATACACAAACAAAGAAAAGATTACAAAGACGATCAAAAAGATTGGTTTATCAGAGATATATTATGCGACTTAAAACATTTTTGTGATGAGTATGGAATTGATTTTCATTATGAAATGGAAAGAGCAGAAAGATTTTATAAAAGTGAAGTGGAGTGTGCATAATGAATGCTTGTGAAAGTTGTGGAGATTTACATGATCCTAGCGACATGGTTAACACAATCGAAGACTTTTATTTTTGTTACACTTGCGAGGAAAAGAATAGAGAACTGTATGATTTTATGTGGTTCTCTAGGTTTAGCAAAAAAGTTATTAAGGAGGACTAAATGATAAACTTTATTGAAGAATGGATATGTGATGGTTGTGGTGGCATCTTTGATAAAACTGAAATGGTTGAATCAATACAACTACCATACTATGCGTGTCAACCTTGTGAAGATGAACTAAAAAAGAAAATGGAGGAAGTGAATGACAATTAAAATACCAACGGATACTTTTATAGCATTAACTTGTGAAATAGCAGATTGGTTAATGAGTTCTGAATTAGGAGATAAAAAGTATCAAACCATGCTTATACAAACAGACAAAGAAATAAGCTATACAGAGGAGGGTCAAGATATTTTTAATGAATGGAATGATGTCGTAGAGCATTACTTATCAACTTACTTTCAAAAGGAGGACTAAAAATATGGGTAGAAAATCTAAATGGGAATTAGAAAGAGATAAAGAAGATGCTTTGAGAAAGAAAGCAAAAAAATCTCTTACTGAAAATCAACTACAAGCAATTCAAAAAACATACAAAGCACTTGAGGGTGTCTTGTTAAATATCAGAGAGATTGAAGACATTTATTTATCAGACATAAGAAAGTTAGATAATTGTTTTTGGAAACTAAAACATGAATTCAAATTGGAGGACAATCATGGGTAGATATTATCACGGAGATATTGAGGGTAAATTTTGGTTTGCCGTACAGAGTTCTAATGATGCTGATTACTTCGGATGCGAGGTCGAGGCTCGTTTTCTAAGTTACTATTATCATGAGGGACATTTAGATCAAGTAAAAGAGGGGATCAAGGATTGTAAAAGTTCTTTAGGAGAATACAAAAAGCACCTAGATAATTTTTTCAAAACCGATGGCGACAAAGGATACAATGATCAAATGCTAATTGAGTATCTAAATAAGAATGCCAAGAATGGAACTCATACGGACAATGGTGTTAAGTTCTTTTTAGAATGGTATGCAAGACTTGAACTTGGAAAAGAGATTCTTGAGTGCATTGAAGAGAATGGAGAATGTAGCTTTGAGGCAGAGTTATGAGTAAAAATCAAACTGATATAGATGTTGAGAACTTTGTAAAAGATATTCCTGACGATACAATTCTAATCGAAGTTCGAGGAGGCATGGTAGATGATGTTCACAATGATCCCAATGGATATATGTTATTTGATTGGGATTCTATTGGAGAACAAGACACTATGGAATTTCATAAAAAAGTTTTAGAAAAATTATTGGAGGGATAAATGAGAGAACACATAGACCTTTGTTCGGGGATCGGTGGCTTTGCTTTAGGATTCTCGTGGAGTAGTTTAAATACTACTCCCAAACTTTTCTGTGATACAGAAGAATGGTGTAGAAAAGTATTAGCCAAGAACTTTCCAAATGTACCAATAGCAAATGATGTGAAGGAGATTGCACATGACCCAAAAAGATTTATTCAAGGAAAACCATTTATCCTCACAAGTGGATACCCATGCCAACCATTTAGTGTCGCAGGTCGGAGGGGAGGCGAAGAAGACCCTCGCCACATCTATCCGTACATCCAAAGAATTGTTGAACAAGTCAGACCCACTTTTACAGTTTACGAAAATGTTTATGGACATTTCTCAATGGGACTTGACGAGGTTCTCTTTCAAATGGAAAGCATTGGTTACGCAACGAGGACGTTTGTGTTTCCGTCTAGTTCAATCGGAGCTAGGCACAAAAGGGACAGAGTGTGGATCATTGGAAGAGACATGGGCGACCCCGAACACAATGGATCATCTGCCACCGAGATC